GATATGTTCCCATACTGGTCGCTCCTGGCAATTGCGGATGCGAAGTGCAACTCCGTTAATTTGTTGTTGTTGTAGACCTTGCCCTGTTTCCGAATGTCTTTAGTTGTAAGGATGATCGGATTCGTGTTTTTGTGGTCTTCCATGCGGAAAGGGATCACAGGGTTCTTTCCGTCTGTTGAAGGGATGTTGGTTTCTGCGAACGATCTCAACTTTGATGCCTTGTTCGGATCGAGACCGAACTTGCAGATCGTCCATTTATATTTCAATTCAAGGTGAGCAATAAAGAACTTTACAAACTCTTCGGTGATGCCTGTTGTGTCGACTCTCGCCTGTTCTCCAAACTCACTAACCAACGTGTTGACAAGCTCATCGTCTACGATCACGACATCACCCCGGTCGGCATACATCTTATAGCCATAGGCTTGTTGTCTTGGATTGTATAAGATGTTCGTGTCCACCTTGGACTTTGCTTTGATCATGTCGGTTCTTTCAATCGACACGTTTTCCCCATCCCGGATTTCTTCTTCCCACCATTTCGGCAAGAAATAAAAGTCCTTGGAATACTCTTCGTTGGTGAATGGATTCACCATCAGCATTTTCAAGGCGGTCAGGTCGTTCGATGGGTTTCTTGTGTAAGCCATATCCAAACCCAAAAAAACAGGCGCACCGATGAATATATCCTCGTTAAATGGCTTTGCTCTGCATTCAGCTTCGGAGAAGTACGACGTCACCGGGTTCTGCGGAATGTTGAAGTTCTTTGTTAGTGTAGTGACCTTTTTTGCCGGATCGTTCATCATTTCGATGACTTTATCCCTTAAAAGAGTTACCGACACCGCCACACCAAGAGACGGATTCGATTTCTTCCAAACTTGAATATTCCCAGTTCGGTAGGCATCGAAGATCTCTTCTTCGTTGTCCTGTTCGAAGATAGCAAACAGTTTTCTGTATTCGTTGACTTCTGTCTGCTCGTTTAAAGTGTTCTGCACAAGCTCATATCTCTGGTCTAAATAACCGCCCCGGACATTTCCCTGTGTCGTTGCTTCGATAATGAGAAAATCGTCACGTTTCGTGCTTTTCCTCAAATTATCACAGTATGCGCTTGTTTTCATTTCGTGTATCTCATCGATGATGAGAACCGCTGGGATGATTCCCTCAAGATTTGAACCGTCGCTCGACATCGCCACCAGCTTCGAATTGACTTCCTCAATTTCGATCTCGCCGACACTCTTTCTGATCGATGCGTGTTTTCGGAGCGATTTGTTCTTTTTTATAACGTGCATGGTCGAATCAAAACAGATCCTCGACTGTTTATAGGCGTTTGAGCCAATGTAGATCTTGCAACTTGGGAACGTTTTGCCATAAAGGAAATAAGCGTTCAGATATGCAAGAACGGACGTCTTTCCGTTCCCTGATGCGATCAGGAGCAAGACATCGTTCACGATCCGCACATATTTTTTTTGTGTCCCGGCGAAGTTTCCTTCATCATCGAAGGTCTCGACATCTAAAGTTCCATAAAAACATAAGATCGAATAGATCAGCCACTTTTCCCACGGCAACAATCTAACAGGAAGACCGGCGTTTTCACCTTCGGTGATGATACAAGCCTTCTCGATCCACTCGACACAATGTCTTCCCTTTTCTTCCAAGAAATCGAACTTAGTAAGCATTTCCTTCTGCCGTCTGAACTGTTGTTTCAGTTTTGCCGGAAACTCGTCAGGATGCGTGTCTGCACGTTGTATAAGACTTAAAAAAGGATTACTAGCTGAAAGGGTTGAAGTCATCTTCAACTTGATCGGCGAGCTTTTCCTTCAGTTCGACCTCTCTGCGTTTCAGATCGTGCATGATCGGATCGGCAGAGTATCGGTCTTTTGCCCAGTTCTTCAACAAGAAGATCCCGGCTTGAGTGTCAGGTTTCATGTAAACCTCTTCCTCATATGGTTCGACGGTTTCGACCTCGCCTTTTTTCTTTCCGTTCTCATAGATGACCTTTTTCACTTTCATCCCTTTTTTGACGGAAATCTTCCCACCGATAGCGGATTGAAACATGGCGTTCTCGACATCTCGGATCGCTGTTTCTCTTCCGCTATTGATGGCTTGGCGGAGTTCCTCTTCCTGTTCGATGTATCTTTTGAATGATCTGACACTCACTCCGATCGTATTTGCGATCTGTTCCTGTGTCAGACCTTCGCTGGATAGCTCTTTCACTTTTTCAAGATTCGGTTTTACTTTTTCTTCATATATTCCCATCAATAAAGACCCCACTCGGCAAACTTCTCGAATCCACCGACCTTGTTGATATAATCTCTTGCGATCTCAACGATTTCTTCATAAGGTCTGCCGTCAATCATATCATCCCCAATCGCACAGCAGAGGTTCACTTCTTTTCCTGTTTCCTGTGCCTTGAGGAATGCATAAATGTTTACGCTGACATCAGCCTTGGATAAGTCTTTTCCATGAAGACCGCCACCCGTTACCGAATCAGCCATGTCAGATCCCAACTTTCTGTTGGTTGCGCCACTATCAACATCCGAACCGCCTGTCCAATATCCAAGCGGATTGATCTGTGCCGATGGGAACAGCTCTCTGATCTCGTCTTCCTCGGCATTGCTCTGACAGATGATCAGACTTTTTCCGTCCAGGATGTATTTGCCGTCGCACTTGTATTTGCCATACAAAACCCTCGCAATTGTTGAGAGGTTTTTTTGTTCTTCAGTTAGCGGAACACCTTTAAAAATCCCGTTGTCGCCACAACGTGGCTTCTCCGCCTGATTCTGTGCGAGGTGGCTGTCCTGTTCGACCACTTTTAAATCAAGCCTTAAATCGCCTGAAATCCGCCTTAGAATCGGTTTTACCTCTTCTTCGGTGATTGTTTCGGATGTTTCAACAATGATATGGCAATCGCCATGCCCCAAAAGGACTTCAACCGCCACTTTTGGATTCTCACTTTTTTTATAACAAAGGTCTACGATCGCTCCTGCGATCCTGTCCGCCACCTTGTCTGGATGGCTTGGATTTACTTTTTCAATCATCGATCTTCACCGCTTTCTTTCCTGTGTATGTTTCCCATCTGTTAATAATCACATCTATATAGTGAGGATCTAGTTCGCACATATAACATTTTCTGTTTAATTGTTCACAGGCTATTAGTGTGCTACCACTACCGCCGAAACAATCAAGAACGCTGTCGTTTTCCTCTGAAAAATCCTTCAGTATGTCTGCGAGCATACCGACAGGCTTTTGTGTCGGATGTACTCTTGTTTTACCCTCTACTTCTCTGCTACCATCACGGCATAAGCCATTCCACAAGAAATGATATAACCTCACACCTTTATCAAAAGAAGTCCACGCCAATTCTGCATCAGCAAAATTTCCTGTGTTCTGTTTATCCCAAACAATCCAACACCTTGACGGTGGTAAAAAGTCTGTGAAATAATTTCCTCCGAAAATAATCTGATTTTCAGTACAAGTCAAAGCAATATCATAATTTGCCCTTGCTGTATCAGTTGTATCATCACCAATTATGGTTGAATACACATGGCTTTTTACAATATTTCCTCCACCTACTTTACCAAATTTAGTTTGACCACCACCAACTTTTCCAAAAGCCTTATCTCCTCCAACCTTATTGCCTTTAACAACATCTATGCCATACGGAGGGTCTGTCAGAAGTAGTTTAGCCTTTGCCCCATCCATAAGCCTATCGATGACGTTCACATCTGTGCTGTCACCGCATATGAGCCTGTGGTCTCCAAGCTGATAAAGATCACCTAGCTTTGCTTGTGGTTCAATGTTTTCCTCTGTGTAATCGTCCTCTATTACATCTATAGTTTCTTCTTCGTTAAGTTCAAAGCCTGTAAGCGAAATATCAAAATCTAAATCAGCTAATTCCTCTAATTCCAACTGAATTTTATCAAAATCCCATTCGCCCATCTCGGTCAGCCTATTATCTGCCAATATGTAGGCTTTTCTTTGTGATTCTGTGAGACCTTCAATAAAAAGGCACGGAACTTTATCCATACCTAGTTCTTTCGATGCTAACACTCGTCCGTGTCCTGCAATAATGTTGTAATCTTTGTCGATCAGGCAAGGTGAGATGAAACCGAACTCCTGAATCGATCTTTTGATTGCGTTTACTTGCTCTTTCCCATGTATCTTTGCGTTATTCTCATAAGGCCGGAGCAAGTCAATGGAAACTTCTTGAACTCTGTCAATTTTCGCCATATTTCTCCTTAATTTTCCAAAAAACCGTGCGTAAAATTTAGATCCAGTCTTTTTTAAGTAGGGCAATCGGTCTTTTAGCACCCATCACCCATTTTCAATAATGGGGATCAAATCGGTGTAACTCTTCCCCACTCATCAATCTTATATCTTTTCTTTCTCGCTCCGTGTTCCTGTCTGTGATGTTCCCTACATAAAGCAATGAGATTATCGTAGTTCAATGTCACATTAGGATCGTTTATGTTCTGCGGATTCAAATGAATCTTGTGATGAACCTCTTCTGCCGGAGTTATCTTTCCTTCTTTCATACACAACTCACACAATCCTCCTATCTTCTTCATGTAAGAGTTTCGGCAATCTTGCCATACTTTGGATTTATAAAATGTTTCTGCGTATGGTTTCATAAATATTAAAGGCGATGCAGAAAGGTAGACATCGCCTGTTAGAAAAAGAAAGAATCCCTTTCGAGATTCCTGTACAATAATACATTACTACTTATTTTATGTAATGCGTTACAAAGTGATTTTTTTAGTGACTTCGATGCCGAAGTAGTGATCGCCCTTTTCTCTTTC